TCAGTATAACCCACTGAGCAGCTTTTCGCCAACCTTTCCTGATATTGAGATCATGGATGTGTACCAAGAAGTGACCTGGTTCAGTCCAAAAATGAAAAACGGACACATGCTATGTGTTCCTATAACCGACAAAGAAAAACCAGAGTGCGTGTACTTTGTGAAAGAAATAAGCAGGAACTGTGAGGTCGTCGACTACAGGAAGGCATGGTAATGAGTAGCAAACTAGACATACAGTCGGAAATGGCAGCCTTCGATCTAAAGGATCGTGACTACTACAAAAACTTCACCGACGAAGATCGGAAGAAATTCAGCAACTACCTGATGATTTCTTGGGGTGTCACAGTAGAGGGTAGTTCGGAACTTCAGGAATTCTATATCATCTCGACCAACGAGAGGCTGAATAAGCATTTCTTCGCTGTCAACAAACATCCTGAGCTACAATGGCTCATGGCAACAACCGTGAGTCCAGGGTTAGGAAAGCAGCGTCATCCCTGGCTCGCACAGAAAAAGAAGGAAGGTGGCGGGAGCAACAAGGGAGAAAAGTTTCTCATGAAGCTATATCCTTCCCTGAAGGCAGATGATGTAAAACTGATGTCACAGTTCACCGACGTAAAGGAACTGAAAAAATTGGCCGAAGCAATGGGCTGGACAAAGGAACAAATCAAGAAGGAACTTGGCTGATCAACTACACAATGGAGACAACGTATGATCGAAAAAAAGAAAGACGAAAACAAGACATTCAAGGAACGCCACTCCGACCAGATCAAGAAAGAGATGGAAGTGTTCCTAGCGAATGGTGGTGTAATTCAAGATTGCAAAGCAACAGACGTTGAACGTCCAAATACCGTGAATGTTAAATATTCAACTACTCACTGAGACACACATGACAACGGAGGACATGACTTGCGAATATTGCAAGAAAGAGTTCAAGAGACCATCGTCCTTATTGTCGCATTCATGCGAGAAGAAACGTAGATTTCTAGCCAAAGATGATCCAGGTGTAAGGCTAGGTTTCTACGCGTTCTTGAAGTTCTATGAAATATCTGCTGGCAATCACAAACCGAGAACGATTATGGATTTCATCAATAGTCCATACTACTTGGCATTTGTCAAGTTCGGTATATACAGCGTGAACACGAAGATTATCAATCCTATGAGATTCGTGGAATACCTTCTGAAGAACAACAAGAAAATCGATCACTGGTGCAAGGACACATCCTATACCGCTTTCTTGATCGACTACCTTCGTGTCGAGGACGTAAGCGACGCACTGAGTCGAGCCGTGGAGTATTCGATAACTTGGCAAGAAAAAACCGAACATCCTGCAAAGGATGTTCTACGGTATGGAAACGTGAACGCAAATCTTCACGCGATCGTTGCTGGGCGTCTAAGTCCATGGGTGCTATATTCCAGTGACAGTGGACAGAAGTTTCTATCGGAACTAACCAGCGATCAGATAGCAATGATCTGGCCGTATATCGACACGATGTACTGGCAGAAAATCATGCTCAATCGTCCAGAAGATCAAGAATATGCCCAAGATATATTACGCCAAGCGGGGTGGTAAATGAGTGCTGATATTGACATCGACATTGGTGACAGAAATCAACTACTGAGGTTGATCCGCCACACGTCGGCCAGACAAAGTCACATGGGAAAACCTAGATTACACAACAGTGGAATATATGCTACCGAGATCCCGTATGATCCTATTCTGAAGTGTGCAGCAATAGACTACGAGGAGGCAGAGAGGCGAGGCTATTTTAAGATCGATCTGTTGAACATGTCCGTCTATGCCATGATACGCGATCAAGATCACTACGAACAACTGCTCACAACTGAGCCACCATGGGAACGACTATGGAATGACTCTGAATGGGCAAGTCAAATTGTTCATATAGGTGGTAGGCCCGACCTGTTGTCAAGAATGAAGCCAGACTCCATTCCAAGATTGGCAGCAATAATTTCGATCATTAGACCAGGGAAGGCGCATCTGCAAAATATGCCTTGGCCTACGGTGTTTGAGTCAGTGTGGGACGGAGATGACAGTAAGGGATTTGTATTCAGAAAGTCGCATGCGATCAGTTACGCCATGTTGGCAAAAATTCACATGAATCTACTGGTCAATACGCTTGACGAGAGTTATACTACGCCGTTTGGACCTGAGTTTGGCCAGATCACTTAGACTGCATACTGGTCCATGAATAATATTCAGATCTTTGTTGGTAAATGTTTTCATATATGGGCGAAATACTTCCCAGTCTCTTTTCAGGAATATATTGATTGGAATCGAACGATTACTTTCCCACCACCATATATTAGCTAATTCAATAAAACGTCGTTTCAACTCAATATCAATTATGCTACCAAAGTCATACATCGACGTAATGGTGTCATCCTTGTTCTGTATTATGCCTACATACTCCTCGGAAGCATAGATACATAATGTAATAAATGGATACCTTTCGGCTAATTTGGTGAATATTAAGTTGTTCATGTTGTGGTATTTATCGGTAAAAAAATAATGATAAATACTCAACCATGTACTCTACAACAGTTTATATATTTCAACAAAAGACCCGTGTATTACTAATGAATACGAGCGGGGATTATACTTTCACCTATAGGTATTCACCCGTGTACGCAAAGAAATTAACCTTAAATCTCGGAGTAGATAACGTTCTATTGTTCGAGTTTGTAAATCAAGATGAAAAACCGGTGAATATTACCGGTAGTTCATTTGTGTTCAGAGTAATGACCACAAATGGCCTCAAGATTCTACTAGAAAAAGCAATGGTTATATTGAATGGATCTACGGGTAGAGCTAAGGTGACATTCACGCAACCGGAACTGGTAGAACTACAGGCTCAACCAGCCAGCTATTCCATAGTTCGTAAGTCTGGCAATCTGACCGAAGCTGTATTCACCGATGCACAGGCAGGCGCTAGAGCAATGATGGACATCGTGAACTCTGCATTGCCTCAGTTCGTGCCGAGTGCTCCGTTGACCATTCCTACGGTGGAGCTGTCAAGTCAGGTCAGTTATGGTGGCACCAGTTACCAAAATTATCCCAACTGGGCAGGACAATACTGGTCTGGAAATGGTAGCTATTACAACTCATGGTTGAACACAGAATACTACTCCAGCTTCATTGAGCCAACAAGTTCGATAACCACGATTCAGATGGATCTAATCCAATACACTGGCACGATCAAAGCTCAGTGGGCTGAAAACTACCAAAGTCTCTGGTACAACGTAACTGAGAGCAAGACATACTTGAACCACACAGGCACTATCCACTGGACGGTGGAGGGGTGGTATCCGCTGCTTCGCATGTGCTTCAACAATAGCATTTTTGCCACGCCCAATCCTCCTGGTGTTCCGGCGTTGGCCTATGCCTTCTGCACCGATGGCAAACTACAGAGCATCACAGTGCAAAACGGCGGTTCAGGCTATCTGGCGCCGCCTAGGGTAGATATTCTAGGAGATGGTGCGGGCGCTGCTGCGTATGCTGTTATAAACGCACAGGGAACGGTCACCGAGATCGTGGTCACCGAACAAGGTTCAGGTTATTGGCCTCTACCTGCTGGTGGTGTAAATCCATACGCTTATCCAGTGCCACCTGCTAATCAGGGAGCGATTGTTGCTATCACTACAGGATTCGTGGTAAATCTATTTTATCGTTGACAACCCTTGAAAATCATGTTATCATGGACGCATGATTGATATACTAACTTTGATAACACACAAAAAGAAGTCTACACCTTCTGGCTGGTGGGCTTTGAATGCACCATGCTGTGTTCACATGGGCGAAACTCCGGACAAGCGAGGCAGAGGTGGACTAAAAGTCGACACAGACGGTTCATGGAAGTGGCACTGCTTCAACTGCGGATACGTCACTGGATTCTCTCAAGGGAAAATCCTATCACTCAAATCACGACGTCTGCTAGAATGGCTTGGCGTGGACGAGACGATGATAGAATATATCAATCTCGAAAGCCTAAGACACAAAAGCATTTATGGCATCATAGAGGAACACAAACAGCACCTTGGGCCTACTCGTAAGATCAGGTTCGAGAGCAAGGAACTACCCGACGAGACTGAGTTACTTGATCAAAATAACCCAGCGCACGAAAAGTTTGTCAAATACTTGAAAGATAGAGCTATTGATCCATCTTGTTATCCATTTATGGTAGGCACAGGCAATGGAGAATACGCTAGAGATGGTAATCGAATAGTTATACCATTCACGCATAATAATAGAATCGTTGGACATTCTTCTCGATACTTGGACAACAAAAAACGAAAATATATTCATGATATTCAACCTGGATATGTATTCGGCGCAGATTTGCAAATGCCGGAGTGGACATCAGCGATCGTGGTTGAAGGAGTGTTCGACGCCCTTGCAATCAATGGCCTCGCGGTGTTGCACAACACGGTCAATGATGAACAATCCAACTTGATAAATTCACTGAGACGAGATATAATAGTAGTGCCTGATCAAGATATCTCAGGCCAAACTATGATCAGTCGCGCAATCGAAATGGGGTGGGCGGTGAGTATTCCACAGTGGGATCATGGTATCAAAGACGTTGCGGATGCTGT